CAATACCGACAACCGTGCACGACGGCATACCAGTGAACGAGATAGAAGCATTGTTTGCAATCTGACCAGACGAAGCGGCATCAAACGCGATAGTTTGACGTGCATACGATCCACCAGTCACCTCAGTGCCGGGAGTGGAGTCGTTGCCGTTCGCTGTCATTAGGGCCAACTTGATCGGCGTGGTGACAGTGTACGCGGACGTACCCACCAGCGCATCAAGCAACTGATTCTCAATAGTGTTAGGGAGATTGTCAGCCACGCTGAATCCTTATCTTTATAGAAACAAAACCAGTAGTGCAGTGGAGGCCACACCCGCTATATGATGTGGCCCCCACCAGCCATCAACTAGGCGATGGACGAACCAGACTCAATCCGGTACAGTGCATCGTTACGGTAGATGGACCAGCCCTGGAGGCTGTACCAGCCGACCGGACGGAACCTCATCAACTTGTCGACGACGGGACCGATAACGATACCCGGCTCAACAGCGGTCGCCTCAGCGAGCGCCTGCTGGCCTGCGATGATCGTACGGTACACCTTCGCGGACGAGGTGCCGTCATTCGCCGTGTACGCGCGAGGCGTCTCCACGACGTAAGCACCCCCGTACACACCGGTCGTCGCGTTGAGGATGTTCCCCACGTTCGGATCGGTGTACTTGCGGATGTCCTCAAACGAGAGGGAGCCGGTCTCTGCACGGAGGTCGTGTGCGACCTCGGGGTGCATGTAGGCGGCGTACAGCATTCCCTCGCGGGGGACAGCGTTCGCGGAACGCATCTTGGCGACAGCCTTACGGATGTACTCGCCCTCGATCACGTCGGTCGCGGTGATACCGGAAGTGGCAGTGTTGCCAGTTCCCGCGTAGATCACGTTGGTGCCGGTGATGAGAGTGGACACAACCAACTTGTCGATGCTGTCAGCGAGGTTGTAGGCCACGATGTTGGCGATAGCCGGGTCCACGTCACTGAACGCGAACTCACCCAACTTGCGGGTGTTGAGGACGGTGTTGCCGTACTCGTTCAGCGTCACGGTGACAGTGTTAACGTCCGACAGGGCCACAGCGTTGGGGTCAACAGTCTCAGAGAGAGTGCTGGTCGCGGCTGCGAGATCCTGGTAGAGCGAGAACACCACGGACGAACCGGGCATTGCCTGCTGCACCGGGCGCTTGTCTGCGAGGTTACGGAACAGCGGCTGCGAACGGAGAGCGAACTCAACGTAGCGGTCGTATGCTGCCTTAACCAAACCAGCCATAGCGGTGGTAGAAGTGTAAGCATTGCTCATAGTAGTGTTTCACCTCCTTGGTGAATAGATTGATTGGTTACCTGTTTTGAGGCTATACAGCCTGCGGACCCATAGAGTTCCCGAACAGCACCCGGTTAAGTTCTTCGGGTGAGGATGCTGCACGAATCAGCGCATCCAACTGGCCGGGATCACCAGAGTAGGTTTCACCAGACTGCTGGGTTGCAGCGATCCGGTTGATTGCCTGCAGTTCTGGACTTGGAGCCGCAGGTGACTCCTCACTTGGGGCCTGGACACCGAACACGTCACCGTACTCGCTGACCCAAGCCTCAACCTCCTCAGCGGAGGTAACGTCCTCAGGGATGAACTTGGAGATCTTCTCCGGTAGCCCCTTGGATGCTAGTACGTCCTTGACTGAGCGTTCACGAAGGCTGTTCTTCATGGACTGCAGTTGTTCCTGCAGTTCCTTCTTCTGCTTCTGTGCCTCCTTGTAGGCTTTCCGCAGTTCCTTCATAACGTTTGACTGATTCTGAGCGTCCCCAAAATTGTCGTCGTCGTCCCAGTCGAAATCGGACATTGTAACTCCCAACTATTCATATAGGTGAATCGCTACCCACACAACCCTCTGGGGGGAGGGTTGTGGCTGTAACTACCGGTCTTATACACTGATGGGGCCGGTGGGTCCATCTAGGAGTGGAGTGTGAGGCTTGACCCTCACGCCTTCTTACGGGCACTCCGTTCATGCGTTCTTATTCTGTGGCAATTTGAACAGACAAGTTCGCACTTTTTTAACTCTTCTAAAAGTTTCTTTTTTCCACCCGAACCACGGGAAAGACGAGATATGCTTTGAATTTTTTCGCCAGTAACGTGGTCAAAATCCATGACGTAATATGGAAAAATATTTCCACAGTCCGCACATGGACTAGATTCTTTAATTTCCTTAATCCATTTACTAAGTGCTTTTCTACTTTTTCTTTGCCTTTCAAGGTTCTTTACTCTCGCTTCAACGTGAATATGGTGGTGCACTGTTGATTTTGAGCAACCAAGTTGATTAGCAATTTGCTGCTGAGAAAAACCTTGTGAATGGAGTTCTCTAACCTTTTCCTTTAATGACATGGTGGAATCCAATCTATTGTGGTGGTATAGGGTTGGGTTAGACCACCACGACTAACCCAACCTTTGTGGACGTGCCAGGAGTTGCACCTGGGTTAGGCAGAGCCACCGGCCAGTAATACTGGGAAACGGTAGGGTACCTCTCGCTCGTCACGCCCGTATTCAGTTATACGCTCGGTGCCCTACTCAGGGTGCCGGTTGTCACACCGGACGTGCCACCGAACCGGGCACGTTCACGGGACTGCAAGCCGCGTACACGCCGCTGCGCCGCCTCGTCAAGTTCCAACTGACCAAGAGCAGTCTCCTCAGCGGTCAGTGTCCCGCCTTCCAGTTGTGCGAGCCTGCCAGTGGTGCGCTGCACCCCAGCGATCTGTGTCAACTGTGGCTCAATCTGTGTGCCAGTGATGTCCCGTTCGCCACCAAGGAACTCACCGACACGCTCCGCGACACCCGCACCGAAGTCCAGTCCGGCACGGGTGGCGTAGCCACCGACGATGGCTGCGTTAGCGCGACGCTGAATCTCACCCGTAGTACGCTGCGGGTCTAGGACGTAGGAAGTGAGGGTCGCCGGGTCAACGTTGTAGAACCGCTGCAGAGAGTCGCGGACTTCCTGCGGTGTCTCAGCCACGACACGCTGCGCGTCGGTGATGCGGTCACGGACCTCATTCACGGACAGAGAGAAGTCCCCAACAAGTTTACCGATAGCATCGTACTCTGCCTGCGTTCCGGCCTGTCCAAGATAGTCGCGTAGACCAGCCTCACGGAAAACCTGACGGTACTGTGTTTCTAGGTTGAGGTATTCTGCCTCATTGCGAATATCAGGGATACCACGCTGCTGCAAAGACAACATGCCCTTGAACCGAACCTTGTAGGGTTCCGTCTGGCGTAGGCGTTCTGCGATAACATTGACGTTATTTCCCCACTGGTTAACTAGGGATTCAATCTGACCGCTGAGGGAACCAAGCCCGTACTGGTCAAGGATGCCGGAGAGGAAAGCCTTTGCACCTTCGCGTGCCTCACGCCGTGTGGCCTCTAGTTCCCCACGCAACGCATCATAGTAGGCAGCCATCGCTGCGTCAGCCGCAGAAGGTGCCGCTGGCTGTGCAGTTCCGGTTGGTGTTGGGGTAGGGGTTGGGGTGGTTTGCTGCGTCTGGGTTGGTTGCGGGGCAACAAGACCCATGTCCTGCAACTGATTGCGAGTGATCTGGGTGCGTTCCTGCTGACGCATCTCAGCAAGAATCCGACCTTCACCTGAAACATAGCGAGGTGCCATCAGCGGAATCCAAACATCTGCAACAACTGAGTACCCACATCCGTATATGTTGCGTAAGCATTATCCGTGTACTGCCAGCGGGGATCTTCACGGACCTGGCGCTCAAACTCGTACAACGGAACCACGCTAGGCTTACCGTCAGCACCGACACCCTGCAAACCCTTCTGCAAAAGAGGGTCGTTGAAGTCAATACTAGTATCGTCAACTTCCAGCAAACGAGCCATGCGCTCCCTGTACGGTGCTGCAATATCGGCAATGTCGTAACCAGAATCAATCCTGTCAGACCACGCCGGGTACGCCCCCGCCATGTAGGTGCGGCGAAGATCCTGCAACACGTCAGCCTCAGTCATATCACCACGTTGAATACGTCGAACATAGTCACTGACGAGATTGTCTGTCAGGCTCAAACCGTTACGACGCGACCACTCCCGCAGGCTCCGCTGCAACTCTCCAGTAGCCCCACGAAAATCACCAGACTTGGCAGTAGCCAAATCCGTGAGAGTGTTCCGCATCTGCGCATCGGTAAGACCAAAGCGCCGCTTCTGCTTCGCCAGTTCCCGAAGTTCATCCTCAGCAATGTCCGCACCGAACTGGACGGCCTCATCACGCAAAGCCTCAACGTCAGCGTTAAGTTGCTCGGCGTACAGTTCTGGAAACTGGGCCTCCAGGTCCATGTCCTCGATAGCCTTGGAGTTGTACTTCTGCCTCCACGGCTGCGAGTTCATCTCCAGTTTAAAAGAGTCTGCACTCCAACCCGTAGGGTTGTCAATGTACTTGCGGACCTGACCGTCAAACCACTGCGCGAAAGACTGAGCATCAGGGTCGTCAGAGTTACGCAAAGAGGTAATCAGTGCGTAGGCCACACCCCACTTGCTGGCAACGGCCTGGGGTGCATTGCGGCGGAAAGCCTTACGCTCCTCGGGTGATACGCGCTTGTCACCGTTGGCATCCATCAATTTTTCTTCAGGTGTGAGTTTAGGAGCCACGCGGACCCTCGCTCAATGCGCCGTAGAAAGCATCCATCATGGTAGTTGCCATAGCAAACTCTTTAGCCTCTGGCCCCTTCATCAACATGTCAGTAATGAGATCCTTCTGACCTGTAACGTCAAGGCCACCATACGGTGCCTCTTCAGTTTCAGCGGATCTGATCTTTGGAAGAATCTTCGCCAATTCATCATCGGTGATAGCGCGACCAAGAACCTCGGATGCGATAGCGTCAGCAGTCGCACGGATGTCCCTCTCGCTGGAGCGGCTTATCCGCCTTGACGCGGTTGTTCCACGGGCATTCGCGTTTGCGGCATCCGTTCCTGCCGTGTACTCACGCTCGTTGGCAAGATCAATCAAGTACTGCATGGGAGAAACTTTCACTCCCTGCTTTTCAAGCGCTTGACTTGCCTTGATGGCGTCGCCCCACAGTGAACTACCAGTTCTGCGGTAGTCAATAGACTTGGCAAGACCATTAATCCAGGTCTTCCATTCCTTCGTCATAAACCTGTTGTACGCGTCAGGAGTAGTGTACGCGCTTTCAGCCTGGTCAATATCGACAGCAACAGGCCGTGGGCTTACGGCAAACGGAACATTCGGTGGTGCCTGCTGCCCCATGTACACGGTAGAAGGTGCATTACCGGGCCTAGTGGTCCCGATAGTTATGCCTTTCTTGCCCTTTTCCGTGGGATCTGTACCAGCGCCCTTACCGCGAGCGGAACCGTCATTTGAAGAATCGGTTCCCAATAAAGAACACGTTCGACAAACGACCTGACATTCTCATTCCTGGCCGCGACGGTTTCAAGATCGCGTTCCATCTCGTAGCGCAACTGACGTTTCAAGTCACGCTCCGCCTCAGTGCTTCCGGTGATCATGCGAATGTCCGTCATGTAATCTTCATAAGTGTAAATCGCAGACCGAATAGAAGAAGAAACGTCGGTTGCCTTCCCGCTTTCCTTCAATTCGTTAACCATAACTTTCGCCTCTGCGTATATTGTTGAGGCATAGTTAGTGGCCTGCATCCGATTGGAGTTCTCGGCACGGTTCTGGGCCCAATACGGGTCCTGGCTTTCAAGCCAGTTGACATCATCGGCACGCATATCCTCTAGGTCACTGATGCGCTTACGGTCAGCCTCAACCCTCGGGTCAAGTGCATCAATATCCTTGCGATAGTCGGCCAAAGTAGCCATGTACTGGTACTGTGTCTTTGCAGACAAGGCATCCAGCATGAACTCGTTAACGTCCTTCGGGGTACGGATCTCCAAAGTTTTCGTTAGAAGATTCCACGAGTCAAACGAAAAGTCGCCAGTCTTCGGCGCAAGCAGTAAGGACGCGTTCGGGTACTTCTTGTAAAGTTCCTTGTTGTCCTTGTACCACTGCTCCAGTCCAAGAACGGGGCGCACATCAGCGAACGAAGCGACCTTCTCCTTGGAAACCTCAGTGCGTGACACCGTAAACGGCATCAAGTCTCCGCCCTTGTTCAACCTCCACCACTGGCGGTAAGCCTTCTGGATGTCACCGTCGTATGCGCGGATAAGTTCAAGGAACGCGCTACGCATAGACTCGATGCCGTTTTCACGGGCGTAAGCGGTAGCGGTCTCGGAGTAAACTTGTGGGGATGCTGGCACAGCGAACCCCATTAGCAACTTGGTGATGACCGTTCCCCACGCAATGTTGCGGATTCCCTGCATCTCATCAGACTGGCTGATTTGGTCAATGTTGGTGAAGTCGCTTGGGATAAGATCCTCGGCAACACCGATAGCAAGGGCGTCCATTATGGCACTCCCGTACAGTGAGTACCGTTCATCCGTGGACATGGCACGCAAAACGCGTGCGGCTTGACCTGGGACAAGTGAATCATACCAGGAACCTTGTGCTGCGTACTCGCCCAGCACATACCGTTCAAACCTTTGTAGTTCTGGAAACTTAGCGAAAAGAACCTTAAACGGTATGACACCAACGGGCCCAGTCGGAGTGGGTGCAATCTGATTTATGTCAGATGAAGGTGCCAGCATGTTGACCTGACCACCGAAGAATGATGGCTTCAAGTCGAGGTGAATGTTATCACCCCACAGCCACGTTGTTGATGCACGTATTGCCGACTGAAGAATATCACTACCTGGGTAGGCAAAGTACTTGTTTCCGTTATCGTCTTCCATGATAACGCCAGTGTCATCAAGCAACTGGTACGTCAGCGCAGTCTTCCAGAACGCCACCGGGTAGTTCTTTGCTACGCGGAAGAAGCGACGGTAAAAGTCCTCGGTCGCACGGTAGTAGCGGGAGAAGTTGCGAACCTTCCACGCCAACTGCGAACGGTTTGCCGGATTATCGGTGTAAGAAAGCGTGAAACCGATTGACCGCTCCACGGCCATCTTCTTAGTTATGTTGCGTGCCGCACTCTCACCAACAACTGCAGCGAGTTGCTGCTCGTATGGGCGGAGAACATCACGCTGCTCTAGGTAGTTGGCAAAAACAATAGGTTCTTTCGAAATCCTATTGTACTGTTCACCAAGAACATTCCAAGCCCGGTCAATCAGGTCGCCCTCAGTCTGTGGCATTGGGATCTCGTTTCGTCCCAGCACAAACTCCGGCGCATCGTCTGCATATGAGCGCATACCGGCAGGACTGATTTTCAGGATTTTTTCCCCGGCCTCGTCAATATCATAGATATCAACAATGCGGAATCCATCTTCGCCAACTGGCGCAACAAGGTCAACAAGTTTCTTGTTAATCTTGCCGTCCTTGTTGGAGAACATGTTAACAACGTCTTCGTAGTACCTACGGGCAAACTCGTCAATAGACGTATCGCCCGTGTAAATCATGGAGAGACGATCCTTGTAGCCGAACTCGGTATCGTTTCTAATTGCGTTGGCGATACGCTCAACGGCACGATCCTTATTGTAAATATCGGAAACCGCAATCTTCCCAATAGGACCATCAAGTTCAAGAATACCGTGAAGAGAATTAAACCAGTAAAGGTTGTAGTTTTTTGCACCCTTCGGAATGTCAACAAAGCCACCCAAAACGGTCTTTGCGTTATCTGGCACCGAAAACGTTTTGATGCCGGGAAGATCAGTCCCAGGAACGGAAAGATTTGGATTTGGAAGAGATCCACTATTTATCATAGCGCCCTGCTCCGTCACCTCATCAATCTGCTTCAACCCGATTCCGGTGTCAACAAGGTCAGAAAGGTCGTCCATGTTCTGCTGCGTCAAACCAGAAAGACGATAACGACCCATTGACTTCATGTACAGCGCCTTCAGCGCTTCAGCGTCCCCGCTTTTAAACGCCGCATTCGCCGCAACAACCTCGGCCTCGTTAAGGTTTTCAAGAAACGCGACAGAAAGAATCTGTGAAGTCAGCGACGGCGAACCGTAATCTGTTGACTCATCAACCTTGTCACCAATCTTGCGGAACCGCTTTGCAAACATTCCAAGACGCGACTTGACGACAACCTTGTTATCTGCAACATCAACACCATTGCCGACAACGGCAATATTTGGCCTTGCCTCACGCAACGCCATAGCGGCCTTGCGACCCTTGTAAAGATAATCAAGGCGACCGCTAGTTACAACATAACCCCAGTAGTCCTCAATAGCGGCACGCTGACTAAACCGCCAACCATACAGTGTGCCAAGGGACCACATATCAGTAATGTGTTGAGGAAGATTCACGCCCTGCTGAAGCCACTCTGGACCAATATTTCGGTAGGTCTTTAGGTCTTCAATATCTTTCATGCTTGGTATGGCAACACCGTCAGCGGTCTGCCACAAGTGAAGAGCATGTTCACGACCGTTAACACTGGACGGTCGAATCATAACCATGTCATCAACTTGGCCGACAACCTGCGGAGACAACTGTTCCGGCAGTGCGCCCTCTGGTGTCAACTTTTCGACACGAGCGGCAGCATACAACTCGTCTGCGGAATAGCCAGTAGCAAGATCATCAATCCTATGAAGAATTGTATCCTTGCTGAAATCAACACCACGCGACGCTGCAGCGGAACGAATCAAACCGGCAACAAGAAGACGCCTCTGGCCGGGATTAGATGCACGAAAAACGTCAGACAAATACGTTGCATGGTACTTTGTGAGGAATGACCTGGCAAACATGTAAAATGTTTTAGCGTCGCTAGCATCAGAAGTAACAATGTAGTTCTTGTTCGGAAGGCTGGCAAACTTCTGAAAAACCCTGTCAATGCCGCGACCAATATTGCCTTTGGCGAAAATTGAACGCGACTGGTCCGCCGCACCAATAGCAAGACCGTTATCGAACATGATGCGAGACACGTCTTCGGCTGTAGCACCTGGTCCGTAAAACTTATCAATAACCTGCTTGGCACGCGCCTTCGGCATCACCGTTGCAGAAATTGCAATAGCACCCTGCTGCCGGAGGAAACGGCCAAGAGACATGCGTGGCATCATCGCCTGACGTGTCTGAGGCAACGTAGTGTACAGTCGCTCAAACAGGTTCTTTTCAGCAAGAATTGACTGAGCAGCCCGGTTTGCTTCAGGAACAATACCGCCACGAACAAGAATATTTGCCTGATTGGCCTGATTAATAAAGTCTGCAAAGTCGTCAACGTTCTTAAACTTCTGAACCTTGATCTCTGTTATTACCTCGTCAGGTACTTCCTTGTACTGTCTGGCAATAACTCCGCGAACTCTAGCCGCTTCCCCAGCATCCTTAATTCCGTCAAGATCCCTGAGGTCAGTTATTAACCTATCAAAGTATGCACGGGCACGGTTGGTTTCAACGCCAGCAATAACCTTTGGTGCCAGCGCAACAGTAACATCCTGACCTGGGGCAATCTTTGTTAGCGCGTACTTGACGCCACGCATGGCATTGATTGCCCTGCCAGCAAAAATGGTCGGGTCAATAAATCCGGCACCAATGCTCAGTGCGCCTGATGCCCTCTCACGCCAAACCGTGCCAGACCCAAGATCACCAAAAAACGAGTTGTAAAGAACCGGACCTGTAGTTCCAAGATTCGCCTCATCAATCTTTCTAGCAAGTTCCATCAACTGCGGGTTAGAATCTGCCGCGTAAAGAAGTTGACGGAAAATAAGCCCAGCATCGTCTGTGGCGTACTTGTCCATAGCCATGACTTCGCCAACGTGATCCTCGGCATTGTTTGCCTGCGCCTTGGCAATGTCAACCATGATGTCAACAGCGAGAGGATCGTACTCTTTCTTTAGCCGGTCAATGCTGTCCTGGTCGAAGTTTCCAGCCTCAAAGTTACCCCAGCCGATAACGTTTCTCTCGGACGGTGGGGTAAACGGGTTGACCTGCATGGAGAAGCGGATACCCTGCTGGCCCTCTTCCCAGATGGTTTGAAGTGCTTTGAGTGCGGCACCGCCACCAGCAGCAAGGGCGTTGATGAAAACGTTTCCCTCGCCCTCTTCAATTGTGGCAAGGCCGCTAGCAATCTTTTCGGCAACAATATCGCCAATCGCGGCACGCATAAGAGGATTCGCTGTAGCCATAATGTTGCGCTGACGAATCTCGTCACTTGTTGACAAGATCATTTCAGCAGCCTCATTGGCCGCAACATAGTCAACTAGGCGGGCAATGTCCTCTTCGTTGACATCCTCACCGTTCGCTTGTGCCTGGACTACAGCGTCAAGAAGAGTCGGGTACGTTCCAAGTTTACGTATCTTGTTCCGGTCAACACGCCTAGCAATAGACTTACGGACAGAATCCTCGGCCTCTTGTGACCAAAACTCAGACCCAAGTCTGCGCACAGCGGTCTGTGTAGTAGCGTCCTCGTACTGTGCCGCAAGTTCAGGGTTCTTCGCGTACTTCAGGAATCGAAGAACATTCTGTCCTTCAATTTGACCCTCAACAAGTTCACGCTCGGCAATCGCCCTGTCGGAAAAGTCCTCTTCCGGCATGAGGTCAACGGGTGCCTGCTTGCGTAACTCTGAAGCAAACTGCTCAACCCTAGGCCACGGATTCCTTGGACTGTACTTTGTGGGATTCTGCGCTTTGGCTTCTTGTTCAAGCCTGTCTGCGGACTTTGCCACTACCATCCTCTACGACGAGCAACTTCCAGCAGGTAACCCACTGAACCGTCACTGTCGTAAGGTAAAAGTTTCAAAAGCGTGTCAGAAAGATTCACGCTACGCATAGGGCTACGCATCGGCGGGGGTCCGTCGCCTGGACCAAACGGTGCACCGGCAGTCACTGGCTCATCTGGTCTCTGCGTGGGAGAAAACAGCGGCACCGGACCCTCACCACCACCACGCGGTTGACGTGGGCGAGGTGCACGAGCAGTCGTCTGACCAGCAGCCGACATCGGTGCAGCAGCCTGCATCGTGTTAAACTCAGCATTCTCCCCATACGGCATACCAGTCATAGTTGCCTGAGTCTGCTGGGGGCCACCATCCGTGCGCTGCGACAACTGACCAGGACCAGAAACAGGAGCCGGGTTACGGGGAGTACGCTTACCACCCTGACCGTTAGCCATTATCCTCATCCTCCACATAGACGATACGCGGGTCCACAAGTTCCTTCTCAGGAACCGGACCGAACTCGTCTTCCTCTTCGTCATCTTCCACAAGAACACCGTACTGGGCCAAAGTCATCATCGACTGGTCCAGCAGTCTGTTCATGCGAGTGATCATGTCATCAGCAACATCAGGTGACCAAGCGACACCTTGGGCGACAATCGCCAAATGCAGGTCAAGGTAGGCAACATGCACACTCATATCCCTCGCTGGAATCTTCATCACGTTGCCCTTTCCCTTAAACTACTTCGTTCCGCTACCCTTGGTTCCCTTGACGTGCACGCCCTGCTTGATCAGATCAGCGTTGGACGCCTTGCTGCCTGCTGCACCCTTAATCGGGGCTGAGACATGCGGCTTACCGTGCGTTCCCTTATTGGGCTGTGGCATTACTGCTCCTCTACCATTTGACTTTATCAGCCCAATACGCGGCTGACATTTTACCTTTTTGAATGTTCTTAGCGTGACGTGCCTTAAATGATGCCTGCCGCTTCGTTGGCTGCCTGTCACCAGTGACACCTTGCTGCCCGAAACGGATCGTCTTAACCTGCGAACCCTCCTTAGCCACAACAACATGCGACTTAGTGGGGTGATTCGGTGTGCGCTTCGGCTTGTTGTAGCCAGACACACCGGCACGCTTCAAACGCGGGTCAGGCTTACTTGCCATTATGCGGCCTCTTCTTGTGATACGCCTTACTAGCCTTAATAGCCTCTTGCTTCGACTTCGCACCAGACTGCTTAGTCACGTTGATACGGCCACCCTTACCCTTAGGATGCTCCACAACGTAGTCACCGGACTTGTTCTTCTTGAACGTGTGCTTAACCCCGGTGATCTTCCTAACGGCCACGAGCAGCCCTCATGTTATCCACAGCATTCGGGTACTTACGTCCAGCCTTCTTCGCTGCAGCCTTAGCCTTAGCCTTCTGAGCGGGCGACAGTGGGGTGGACTTCTTCTTCGGGTTCGGCTTCTCCCACACGGGCTTCTTACTTGCCACGCTTCTTCGCCTTCTTCTTAGCCATGCCAGCCTCAGACATTGCGATAGCGACAGCCTGCTTGCGGGACTTCACGACCGGACCCTTCTTGCCGGAGTGCAGCGTGCCTTCCTTGAACTCCCGCATAACCTTGCGGACTTTCGCCTGCTTCTTAGCGGCCACGACCTTTACCCTTCGGCTTGTTCTGGGGATTGGGTTTACCCCAAAGGCCAGCGAGATACTTCTCGTAATCAGCCGTACTCATAAACGGCTTCCCACCGCTAGGCTTCGGCTTTGGCTTGGGCTTCGGGTTACCCTTGGACATTTTACCAGGCATTACTGGTCCTTTGACGGCTTCGCCAGGGGCGACACGGTAGTCTTAACGTTAGGCATCACGGAAGAATCCTCAGGATGGTTACCGTCCCCACCGGCCTTACCAGTAGGGTCCATCCAGCAGCCACATGAAATGCACATAGTTACTTCTTCTTCTTCTTGGCGGCAGCCTTCTTGACGGCCTTCTTCGGCATTTCCTTCATCATCGGCTTCATCGACTTGCCAGCCTTCTTACCGTACATCATGCTGCTCCTAGATAGGTAGGCGGCGAGAAATACCCGCCGACAACTGAGGTTGACCACCAGCGCCCAAAGACGCCATAAGCATCTGCAAATCGGGGCGACCACCAGCAGCCATGCCAGCCTGACCAGCGGCAACACCACGAAGAAGCCCACTAGACGACAAGCCCTCTAGGTTTTCACCTGGACCACCGGGGGGAGCCTCACCAGGGGTGCCGACCATCCCTGCGGCTTCCGCACCTAGGGACTCAACCCCCGGCGGTACAGGCATCTCCTCAGGCATAAACGCCTCAGACACAACCTCTTCAATAGGTTTGCCCTTTTGACGGCCAAGGATAATCGCGGACAGGCGTGATAGAATCTCGCCAGGGTCTTGACCCGCTTGTGCGAGAACGGGAATAGCCTGGGCGTACCCGGCTACAGCCTGCTTCAATGCGTCGCGCATCTCTTCGATATCGACGCGCTGCTCCTCCTCGGATGCGTTCAAGGCGAATGGCATTTGTCGCCTGAGGAAGTCGCGCGAAATCAGGCGGTCACCGCGAGCCTGCAAACCAAACACCAGTGCACGGTTCGGGTCCAAACCGGCCATGAGGCCATACTGGACATCAACCGTGTGGTCGCCCTTAATATCAGTATCGGGGCGGTAACGGATCTCGTACGGTGTGCCGTCAGCGTTTCCACGCAACGTCTTTGTCTCGCTGCCGAAAAGTGCTTCGTCAACGAGGAAAGCCTTACGCACCAGGTTCTGCAACGTCTTAGCGAACATTGCCTGACCCGTGCGGATCTGGGTATCGAACCCTGACATGAGGGACTGCACGCCACGGCCAGTGACAATACTGCCCTCAACCTCACCCGTCCTAGCGTTCGGGTAGCGGGAGCCCTGACGCAACTCTTGGTCAAGGAGCCCCTGCTGGGCGAACGCGGCCTGCGGAACCTCAATCGGTACGCGGCGCACACGCTCACCATTAGCGGTACGGATAACAGCATCCGGCCCTAGGGAGAGTTCCTGCGCGTCAGGCGGCAGAACGATAGGTGCCTGCACGCTCTTGGTTGCCGCCTCCAGTGACAGGAGGGCGAAACGTGCCTTGGCGACCTGTACGGCGAGAACGTCATCAAACTGCCCGTGCGACTGTGTATCGACACCGGGGCGTTGTGTCCATTCGATCAGGCATTCCCCGATGGGGTTCTTTGCCTGCTCCAGAATGATACCGTTGCGGGTCGGCAGGAACAGCATGTCCACGTCACGGTCGTGGTAGCGGACAACCTCAATCAACTCCAGCCCAGTGGAGGACTGTCGGATGATTGACTCTGCGTGCGGGTACATGGCGACAAGTTCGTCACGGTTCTTGTAGAACGAGAAGAACCCGGCCTTGCAGAAACCCCAACGGTCAAACACGGGGTATGCGCCCACGGAATCCATGAACGTGATGCGCGGCATACGGTCGTCGGCGTCAATCTCAATCATCGCCGGGACGAAACCGTACGTGAAATACCTGTCCGTCGCGGTGTACATTTGACGCTGCAGGTCAGAGAAGTCAATGTAGCCGTTCACGATCCTGGTGCGCTTCTCAGCGAACCGGCGACCGGAATCCGTGATCATCTTGGATGACGCACAGTTGAACGCGGGTAGCGGGGCAAGCACCTCGGCGAGGTCACGGGCCGCGACATCGACCATGTTCGCCACGATGCCCTGATCGAACGGGCCGTCAGGGAACAGGTCAGGGTACACGTCCCTCATGCGGCCTTGGCGGACAGCAAGAACCTGCTGCATCTTGCCGTCACGTTCAGCGAACTGTGCCTTGATGCGGTTGTAGTGTGCGCTCACATCGCGGATACGCGCATTGGTGGGTTCACCAATCGCCGTAATGTCGCCGTAATTGATACTCAAACGCTTCTCCTACGCTCCGATGGGGTTCCATGCCCCTGCTGCTTCAGCCTCCAACAGGCTGACGGTGCGCTGCTGGTCCCTATCCCACTTAGTCAAGAACGGGTTGTTTACGTGCGTGCGGGTGTAGTTCGATGCCAACATAACCCGGTCCCTGCAGGCAAGTTCAGCGAACCACAGGGCCATCACGATGTCTGTCTTCTGGTTCTTCGGCGCGTCAGGGTGCCACGTCACCAGTTGCTCCACGAGCGACTTCGCCGCCTCGTTGCCGTGCGTAGATGGAAGTTCAATAAGTTGCCGCTTGTCCTCCCACCCGTTGAAGAGGGTGGTCATGGAGGCGACACCGAAATCTGCGTCGTGCTTGTTTTGGCCGGTGAAGTGGGGGCGAATCACCGTGCCCCGTGCCGCACAGAACTCGTTAATCTCACGGTCGTGCACCAGGAACCCTTGGAAGCCGTTACGTTCAATACGCCACTCAATAATCTTGTAGCGTTCCGTCCACGAACGGATCATCTCCCGCATGGCCTCAGGTGTGATACCTGGCTTGTTGTACACGTCCAGCACGTACCGGCGCTGGTTCTGGATATCTAGGCCGACAACTACGGCGGCAGTGTGACCTGAGGTTGCGGGGTCAAGACCTGCCACGATGATCAAACCGTCCATGCCGTTCTCGCGGCAGTTCACCATGCCCCTGGGTATCGGGCCGGTCATGCGGTTGCCGTTGATGGCGGTACGGACAGCCTCGCCGTTGAACACCGCGTCATCGGCTACCTGCTGCTGCTGGTACACCATCGCCCACGCGCGAGGCGAAACCCTACGGCGTTTCTGTGACAGTCGGGGACCATCCCACTTCGGGAACAAACCGTCAACGTCAGGTTCGACACCGCGAGTACCAGGCTCCGGCTGATTGCTCCTGGGCCACAACGTAACCCAGTCGTCGGCTTGGTCAGAGAAGTCCAGCACGGCAGGCATCGACAGGTACGACCACGGCGATTCCTCATCAGGGTACCTGTGGGGGTCACGAAGTTCCGAATACAAATCCTTAGACGCCAGACGGGTACCCACGATCAGCATAGAACCCGTAGCCGACACGCGGGAGATAACCTCAGCCTGCAGCCAGTCAATCTGCTTATCGTACTCGTGGGCGTTCGTGAGATCCACGCAGTCATCCATGATGATCAAATCAGCACGGGCACCGTAAATGTGGCCCCGGATACCCAGGGCCTGAACCGTGGGGTCCTTCTCGCCAGAGTCACGGGCGTCATCAGAAATGTAGATCATCGACTGGTTCCACGCCTCAGAGTTCTTATCGAACCCCCCAGACGGGCCGTAGTCCGCGATCATCTCATCATAGCGGGGATGCGTCAAACGGGTCTTGATGGCGTACAGCATCTTCTTCGCCATCTCAGCCGTCTTACTGACCACGATCACCCTGATGTTCGGGTCCATGCAAATGCGGTACACCACATAGTTGATAGTGATAGAAGTCGTCTTGGCGTGTTCGGGTGGCATGTTCACCATCACCAGGTCACGCTCACCAGGCTCAAACACCATCGACGGGTGCACCCAAGAAGGCTCACGGCCCTCAATCAAATCCACCACATTCCCCATGTGAGGGAACACCCTGGCGTCCAGGTACTTCTCGGAGAACTCAGGGAACGGCATCCAGTCCCGTTCACGCGGCCCAGAGATACGCTCCAGAGACCTGATCCGCTCAACGGCGGTCACGAAATCCTTATCGTCCCGCCGCCACCTCTCATAGGTGGAACGGTTACGGCCAACAGCCTGAATCGACTGCTCCACGTTCAAGCCACGCTGGAAGTTCCTCAGGAACTCCTGCTTCGCGGCCTCAACAGTCTGGCCTGTCTTCCGACCAGCACGAGCGGCCAAAGTTTCAAACCTTCCGGTATAAGCCAAGACAGGCACAGGAAGAGTCTTGGCAGGTAATAGTGGGGGAGGAGGGACGTACCTTTAAGGGGAGTCCCGACGAGCCCACCCCCATAGCCACGGCGCCCGGGATAGTGGCTACCGTGGCGCAAGGTGGGTGGTAACCTTAGTGGACACCCACCGCCGCGCCCCTCCCCTAAAGTCCGGGGCGCTCTTGGGACGGGGGTTCGTAGCGCCCGAAGAACCCCCTATATATATATATCCTCGTTTTTTCTGGTTTTTCGGACACCAAAAAACAAAACTTAACCAAATCGTTACAATTAAATACTACCAAACCAGGGTAAAATAGGACAAACCTCAACCACACATGTAGAGTCAACAATGACAATATCAGACATAACCAAACCCCCCTTATATATATGTTAAGTTAACGTCAGTAGTTAAAAAGGAGGGGTCAAGTTTGCGTGTTATCCACAGGTTTTCCACAGGTTATCCACATATCCACACCGTTATCCACAGCATACCCCACCCACTAGGTAGGGAATAGGTCCAATACCCCACAAAGACAGTAGGAATACAGGGAATACAGGCGTCGGCAGACTAGCCGCGGGGTAGTAGCTCTTTGTCCACAGCCTGTGGATATTGGGGTGACGGACACCACATGTGGAGTGTTGTCGTTGTCCTTGACAGGGACAAGGACGACGTGCCATGATGCTGTCATGCCCTCAAGGTGGGGGTGAGACAGAGAGAGGTGACGGGATGACCACCAGGGAGATGGCCGGGATGATCGGTCAGGAGTTCGGACTGACGGAGGGACCTTTCCGGTTCCGTGTTCTCGTGGATGACGTGAAGGTGTCTTATGGGACTCCTCGCGCCTACGTGTCGCCGGTTGGCGGGAGTGGTTGGGCTTGGGTTGCTGCAGATCGCCTGTCAGAGTGGGAGGCGTGATCATGGACATGTGCCCCAACTATGGAGGATACTACAAGGGCGGACCGTTCGGTCGTCGTCCTGGTGCGCTTGCGGAGTCTGCGCTGTTCGCGGCCAATCTGCGTGCGCTGTTCGCGCTCGCGTCGTGCTCGTATTGTGGCGCGAGGGAGGGTGAGTGGGTTAGCCTGTCGCATGAGCGTGACGGGGTATTTTCGTGTGAGCGTTGCCGCTAGGTGACTAGTCTGGCCCTAGGACGTGTGCCTAGGTCCGGGCGGGCTACCTAGCCTGATCGAACAGACAGAGAGGGGAAGGTCGTGAGCATTCGCGCGATCTATGTAAAAGCACCCAACGACACTAACGGAAACCCCCGACGTGGCTTCCTGTTCCTGGAAGATGACAGCCCCGCATGGTTCGAGCCGGAGGGATACGGGGGGGTGCATGAGATTGCGAGCCATCGCGGGCAATATCTCAAATATGCGATGGAATGTGCGCCAGTCGTGAACGTGACCGCTAGTGAATACAGGAGACTCAAGAAGGACCACGCCTAGTCGCCTAGTCTCGTGCCGGGGGTGTATGCTCCCGGCACGGGGCAGGGTGCCTAGCCCTAACCGACAGAGAGAGGATCAGACAATGGCTCAGACATACGGAGTGTGGACCCGATTCATTCGCCCGACGGATCGGCGCGGGTCCCGTATCCGCGTGACGTGGGGGAATGACTCCCGTATCGTGTCCTACGATTATGCGGCACGTAGTGCCCACGAGAGTGCCGTACGTGAGGCTATGGAGGGATGGGGGCAGACTGTCGAGAGTGTGGAGCATGTGTGCCCTACGGAGTCGGGTAGGGGGAGTGTGTATTCCGTGATTGTGGCCTAGTGTCGGCGCGTCGGGGCACCATAGTCCGCTATGGTGTCCCTACGTCCCTACAGTAGGGGCAGGACAGACAGAGGAAGGATGACGGCATGAATAGTTCGATAACCCTATCGGATGCGGGGGAATGGGTAGTTATTGTGAACGGTCGCCATGTCGGTGGGTTCCGTAGGTTACAGGATGCGCGACGCATGGAGGATATAGTTATGAAGGATATCAATGCACAACTAGACAGACAGGAAAACTAATGACAACTAAGACGACGGCACGTACCTACGTGCGCCGGATGTCTAGGTATCTCGATACGGTGACGCCGTACGACATGGAGCGTGCGGCACAATGGTACAACGATGCCCAGACAGTGGCCCAGGACGTGGCACAACGACTAGACACTAGCCTAGAGGTAGGCGCGTGTGTTGTGTCATCGTTCTCACCTAGGGTACCGTGGGCCAGGAACATTCTACTAGCGTTAGCGTACGCTGATGGTGGCGATACTCCTGGCTTGGGTAACAGTAGGCGCATGGCCGACGCTAGTGTGCGTGCTGGTTTCGATGCACTGAAGGGTCCTAAGACTAACGCTTTCGCTCGTGCTATCGCTGGCGATGAGGATGCGGTGGTGGTGGATTCGTGGATGTGTAAGGCGGCGGGTATTGGTAGGGATACGCCTAGTGCGGTGCAGTATCGCCGCATTAGTGAGGCTATTACTACGCTTGCCCGCCGTCATGGTGTCTCGCCTCGTACGATGCAGGCTTTGATTTGGATTCAAGTACGAGGAAAGGCCGACTAATGTGGCCCGATAGCCCGACGAAGGACTGCCCACGATGCAGACACATGCGACAGTACGACGATGACTGCGCGTTGTGTCATGGTGACGGGGTAGTGGCGTGGAATGTGTACGCTGACGAACCTGAGGAACAGTACGACACGGTAAAGGAATGGAGAGGATGGGCATGAGACTGACGGATCGTGGAAAGTTCGTGGTGACCGTGCTTGTGCTTGTTGTGTTCATTGGTATCTGCTATGTTGAGAGTATCGGCACGATCTAACAGAGAGAGGATAGACAGAATGATTGACCATATTTGTTGGACTGACGACACGTACTGCGAGGACTGTGGCGTGGTGGATGTACGTCAGGCCATGCTGAACTACATCAACGCTTTCGAGCAGACTTTCGGTAGCATCCACAAGAGGGTACGCTGATGGGTATTTACCTTGGTAACATGCAGTGCATTCACTGCGAGACAATACTGACAGACACAACTACGGTAGCGTGCGAGTCATGCTACCTCAACGGAACAGAAGGAGAAACAGAATGATATTCCACATGATGTACGACGAGGTTAATGGTGAGCCGAAGATTCTGATGGAAGTTGAGGCCCGTGAGATAAACAATCTCAGCATCGCCATGCACTACAGTGTGCAACGCAACATCGAATGGCTCGCAACCCAGGACAAGGACGAGCATTTCCCGTACAAGATCGCTGCGTTCTCCGATATCGCTGCCCTTGATGGTGCCATGTCGTCTGCGTCGCAGAAACTATGGGAAGAATGGGAAACGTGGGATCAGTCGGATGGTATCTGTGATGACTGCATCCATGCCATGATTGACAACGAGACAGAGAAGGAGACTGAGAGTGAGTAAGCAGCAGGACGCATACGTGGCACAGTTACTTGGCCGTGTCATGCACCACTCGTGGTGTGACCACAAGAACAGCACCCCACGCAAATACCCATACGTGGATGCCGGTTCACAGGACTACGCGAACATCGCGGTACGCCTACTTGGGTACGACGAGGAAGCCATTAGCGAGTTGGAAGGTGAACTGCGTAGGCTGGGTGATGACGTTGATTAGGGTGAAGGTGCACGGCACTGACGTGATCCCCGAGTACTACCATTTCGATACTGACGAGGAAGTGGTGACGTGGCTGGTGAACAACACGTCGGACAGTATCAAGGAGATCAGTGTTAGCGTGGTGGCAGTATGATCAACTATCTGAGAGTGCCGTGGGATCAGGCAGCGTGCCGTGGCCTGGACACTGAACTGTTCTTCATCGAGGAAGGCAACATCGCTGCCGCCATGCAACCCACGTTGCGTGAAGTGTGCAACAGTTGCCCCATACTGGATCAGTGTTTCGACTACGCAATCAACGAGAGCCCCACGGTCTACGGTTTCTGGGCTGGCACCACGACAAGGGACAGGGAGAAGTACCGTTCTAGTGCCCGCAAGCGGGCATGGAGGGAGCATAGACGTGCGTCCTAAAGTATCAGAAATCAGAAAGATAACAGCCCTACTAGACAGACAATGGAGCGACGTAGACGAACTAGCAAAAACAGTACTGTCCGAAGCATTCGACATGGCTGGAGAACGTGACCAGTGGGTCGTGATCATGCAGGATGATAGGCTTGGCACGTTCGTGTTCGGCCCGTACGAAACAGAGAACAAGGCACGCAAGGCGATAGGCACGGAGATCGTTTCACCTGGCCCTGACCCTGCCCGTGGACTTGTCCGACGGATTAGGAGAGCAGCATGATCGAGGCACTATTCATGGTCCCAACCGACAACATACCGGAGTACAAGGTTCCTGCCGTGTACCGTGAGTACGAGCGGTGCGTTGCCGAGCGTGAGTCGAACAGCCGACCCGAAGCGGTGTCGCCTAGCGGTAAGTACCGTGGCATGTACCAGTTCGATGAGCCGTTGAAGGACGGCACCACCTACCACATTGTGGATTGGTTGGCGACGTGGCATCCGCAACCTAGGAAGTACGCTGCCGTGCTGCGTGACACACCGATGAACAAGTGGCCTCGTGAGGTGCAGACTGCAGCGTTTGTTGCCGTGTTAGATGGTCACGACAAGGGCATTCGGTGGTATGGTAGGGATCATTTCAAGGGAGGCAGGTGGTCCTGTTAGATGGGGAAACGTGGTAAACAACCAGTTCCGGTGAAGGATAGACTCATGTCCAAGATCATCGTTGATGATAGTGGATGTTGGGTTTGGCAAGGAACTAAAATGAAATCTGGATACGGTGTTATATCACTTCCAAAATCATACAGTAAATCTACGTCCGTTGCCCACAGGGTGAGTTGGGAAGTGTTTGTTGGCCCGATACCAGACAGCATGGTGCTGGATCATTTGTGTGGCAATCGTGCCTGCATAAATGTAGAACATTTGGAAGTGACAACGTTTGGAGAAAACACCAGAAGGGCTCAGTTGAAACACCCGAACAGGAAAAAAACACACTGTCCTAAGGGTCACCCGTATGATGGTGACAACCTAAAGATGTACGGAGAGAGGAGGAGATGTCGTGCTTGCGCTAATGAAGCGACTGTTGCGTGGCGAGAGAAGCAAAATCTCTAGTATTTTCAACGGTTTTTCGACACACCCACTGCCGTGGATGCAGCACCTCGCTGCCGTGGATAACCGTGCAGACTACCGTGGTGTCCCCACCTACGTCTGCCCTTGTGGGTACGACATGTTCCTCATCGCCACTAGGTTTGATGAGACGCAGATGCCAGCGTGGTACCTGCTGGATGGTGTGTGTGCGTCGTGCGGTGCACTCGTCACGGTGCCTTGCCCTGCGGACGGTGATGACCCACTGGAGGTGAACGATGACATGTCGCTCATGTAAGACAGCGAACCTGATCAATGAGCGTGGCATCGCACACATGGGTAAGGGTGAGTTGCGTGCAGCGCAGACAGCATTCACGCAGGCGGAGTTCATGCACGAGGAGTGCCTTGGTAGGTGCGATTGTGGTCACAAGATTGGGGAGGAACAGTGAAGATCCGTATTACTGGTTTCGCTATGGCAACAGCGGACGTGCGTACGTTGGGTGACTTGCGTGAGTTTGTTCGATGGCTGGACAAACACAACGTGTCTGACCACCGTGAGGTGGAGGCTGGTGAGGTGATGTACGTGTCGCTGCAGGACACGACTGACGGTGACACTGCAGAGTTCATTGAGTGTGGTGACCACATCCCACCGGACAAGGCGTTTGACGTGTTGATGAACACACACAAGCACATGGAAGAACCACCGAAGGACATTCCACAGTTTGATTGGGTTACCCTTGATAGGTATAACGATTTTGGGAGGCCGGAGTGAGCGAAGGATTTATATCCATCAAAGATCACAATGATGCGCTGGATGAATGTGCTTCTACATACCGCCAACTAGGACAACTGATCGGACAAAAGCAAATGCGTGATGCCTGCATGTCAGCAGTTGAAAATATTCCATACATTACTGATAAGCGTTGGGTTGATACCGCTCCCATTACTGTGGAAGAATACAGAAAGCATGTGCTGTCGGCTTTGGATAAAATAATGAGGCCGGAGTGAAACAGTTCTACGGCAAGTGGAAGTTCTCTAAGAAGCGTAACGCTTGGGTGTGGAAGTGGAAGAAACGGAAGGTGAAGAAGCGTGAGGATTGACCCTATCGTGATGCTCGCTGCTATCGGTGTGGCTGCTGCTGTTCTGTCCATATTTATTTTGGTGTTGCTATGACCCACGACCCGCTGTGTCCCTTCAATCCGACCGCGACCGAACCCGTGGGTCCGATGGGGCCGGACATGAACGTCGGCCCGAAGTGCCAGTGCAACTTGATCGCCCGTGTCCGTGCGGATGAGCGTGCCGCTGCCCTACGGGATGCGGTGGAAGCGGTAAAGGGATTTGTGGACAGGTTCAGCAGTCCGTACACAGAAGTCAGATATGTGCATCCAGCCTACTTTATCGAAGCGATTGAGGCGTTAGGCAGTGAGCGATGAGAGTCGGGTTCGTTGCAGAAGACATGCTCCTAGACCAAGGCATACTGCGACCTAGTGGCTGCTCTTACTACCGTTGCCTGCTGCCACGTAACACGCTACGCAACGTGGACACAGCCTTCGGGCCACCAGCCTTCGCCACGGAACACGGCTTCGGTGTCCGACTGAACAGATCACAGGCCAGGTTCGGGTTCGACGTGATCGTGATGAAGATGCTGATGCACAGGTGGGTACCGACACAGATCAAGCAGGCGCAGGACTTGGGTCAGATCGTGGTCGTGGACGTAGACGACTACTACCCTGGACTGCACCAGAACAATGTCGCCTACGATATCACTGACCCGGAGAAGAACAAGGTCGCTAACCGTGACCACTACCAGGCTGTGATCATGGCTGCCGACTGGGTAACAGTGACGACACCGTTCCTGCGTGACTACTATTCGCAGTTCCGTGACAACGTGGTGATGATACGTAACGGCATCAACCCTGACCAGTTCACTAAGCATGAGGTGAAGAACCGTAAGCCGGTGCTGGGTTGGGCGGGTGCGTTGAAGTGGCGGTCTAACGATTTAGATGGACTAAACGACTGGCTGCCCGACTTCCTCACTGAGCATGACCTGATGTTCTATCATGCTGGTCACATGCCTGACGCTCCAGAGTTCCAGAAGGAGGTCGGTGTGCCAGCGGGCAGGATGATCAAGTCACGGATGATGCCGTTGCACCGATACCACGAGATGCTGACGTTTGATATTGGCTGCGTGTTCCTGTCGGAGATTGACTTCAACCGTGCCAAGTCCACCATCAAGGGACTGGAGTACGCTGCGTCGAACATTCCGTTCGTGGCACAAGCACTACCAGAGTATGAACTGCTATCGGAGCAGGGTGTCGGTCGTGTGGCACGTACCGCAGACGATTGGGTTCGCCACTTGACTGAACTTCTTGACTACAAGACACGGAAACGTGAAGCGGCAGTGCAACGGAACCTTGTGATCAAGGAGCACAGTATCAATGCCCGTGCCCACGAGTGGGCTGACTTCTTCGGACAGTTCGCCAGTCACAGGTCGCACACTCGCACAATCACGGGAATATACAAGTCGCTCTAGCCGTACAGTCTCGTGGTTTTCTCCACGAACTCGTCCACCCTGCGTGAGAACACCGGGAGCAGGCTACGGTAGTGGTCCCATGCCAGGTGTACTTCACGCCTAGCCTCATCCAACTCTTCCATGTCCCACGCCACACCGAACGGTATCCAGTTGTGTTCGATGATCTGCTGCCTCGTCATCA